CATCGAGTTGGATCTGATTGTTTCCCGTCCCTGGCCCCTGTGCTGTGCCTGCCCGGACAATAACGCTAGCCAACTGCCGCAATCTTCGCCCCGCTGAAGATGCAATGTTGTGGGTTGCGCCCGTCAGTACTTCGTCCCATACCGCATTGGCAATCGGAGCCGTTACAAGAGCCAACCCATCGCTCGCAAGCTTGTAGCCTGTCTTATCTCCGTTTGTGTCAACATAGACCCGACCGCTAACAGTCGATTCCGAAGTAACGACAGTAACGCTAGCCGGAATGCAACTCGCTTTCTTGGCAATCAATACGAACGAGGTGTAGTTGGTCTCTGCTTGCGTCGGAGTGTACACAACCACGCCATCGGTCGAGTACGCAACTGTCCCAACGCCGTCCGCCTCAGACCCTCCAAACGGAAGCAATCGCACCGTCACGCCCGATGTTTGCACCGCTCCGTCGCTGATTTGCACAACAGCTCCAATCGCTATTCGCTGAGGACTAGCCGCATTACGAGGATACATTGCCTGCTCCTATCAGTTGTGATTTATTCCGAGCCCAATAAGCCTTAAATCCAGCCATCTGCTCCGCATACCTTCGCCTGCGTCTTAATGGAATGTTGCCTCTACCTATCTGCCATAGCTGACGCACTTCGCCCGCTGTCAATGCTCGGTTGTAGATGCGGATGTCGTCGAGTTGGCCGTCGAATATCTTCTCGCTACCAATTGCCCGCCGACCAATTTGAACAGGAGCAGTTCCGTTTCCCGCTGTTGGAGTGCCTGACGATATAGTTGCACCATTTGATAGAGTCCCATTGTAATACGCATCAGGTGTTGACGATCGACCAGCCTGCGTGAAAACGACATGCTGCCATTGACCAGTTACAGCATCGGCAAGTGTGCCTCTGCTCCTTGTGGCGCTTGCCGCAAGGTTGTATGCAGTAAAAGCCCATTTTCCATAAGGTATAGACGCATTGTTGAAGGCATTAATCGATGTCTCCCACTCGAATTGGTTCGTGTTGCCTTTCGTCACTGCCCACATGCGACTGCCTTGAGCTGCCGGTGGCAACGTGCGAGGATTAGCCCAAAACGAAATCGTTAAGAAGTCGATCCCTGAAAGAATTTCGGAGTCAGGTACGTTCACATAGTCATCAACATTATCGAAATCCAACGCACCCTTGCCACCGCTGGTAACCCAATCATCGTTGGCCATGTTCGTGAGCGTCCCCCAATTCTGGCCTTTTGATAGATCCCACAATCGAGTCCCACCCATTGCAGGATTAAGCGAAGGGCACCACCATCCAGCATCAGGAAACAACCTCGGAAACATTGCCTCCGATGCTGATCGAGCGAAACCAGAATGTACTGACGTATTAAGCCAAGTCACTACTCGACCACCTTATCAATTAAAGGCACAAGAATGACCCGAGAACCATTATCGGTTGCCGTTGTTTCGTCCCTGACAGCCACGCCTAAATTGTTGTCTACAATCGGAGCGACGTAACGTCCGATAGGTCTCCAAACTACCGGAGCCTGAATTAACACCGTATTTGCATCAGCCGTTGCCACCAACGATGTAACCGCTGGCCCTGCTTGTCTTAGGTTGGCATCGGAAGTCCCAAGAGTGTAAGACGCATCCGATCCAGTGACCTTAGCAGGCCACTCAGAACCGTCGCGAGAATTGACTAGGTAAAGGTCAACAGTATTTCCAGCCGTAGGAGCCGTACCTGTCTCGATTATAAGATAAACCGCATATTCTCGATCCCAATCGGATCCTAAATCTGCCGACGCACCTTGACGAGCTGCACCGTTAGCTAGGCCGTCAAACGATAGCGTGTGAGTTACACCGCTGGCCCCTGCTTCACCCCAAATAATCGCCGTCCCTTGCGAGACCTTAAACGAATCAGGCAACGCCATTTTGAATCATCCTCCTCGCTGATTGGACGTGACCGGGCTCGATGCTTGGCAATCCGACCGATTCAGTCCACTTGATCGACTTCCACGCCATGCCATCGATTGCGTTGGCTTGTAAGATCGTGATAAGTTTGTAGTTGACTAGCCCGTTCAACATGCTGTTTGCTGTGCTGGAATCTACATCAATTGTAAGCAACTTTCCAGCCGAATCATCAACCCAAGCTCTGACGTTTTTACAAAGCTTTCGCTTGACCGGATCTGGATCGCTACAAGCCTCATCGATCTCGGCGTAGAAACCTTGCTGAATCGCATAAGCTTTGATATCTGCGACCGAAATCGGACGGCGAACCATCAGCGTCTTTGCGTTTATGGCGTCCGCAGCCGCTTGGTCGCTGAGGCTTAAATTCTCAGGCTTTTTCAATTCGTCAATCAATGCTTGGTAGTTCATGCCTGCCCTCTTAATAGCTTGCCAATCTCAGTTTGCAACTGCTCGATCTTGGCCCAAAGTTTTTCGCGGTCACTTCGGCACTCTTGCAAGTCTGCACGAGTCGTTTTCTTTTCCTCAACGAACAACTTGAACAAGAACACAACAGCCGAAACGAGTCCGCCTGTGACCGCTGTTCCAATGATAACTACCAAGCTTTCCTGAGTCACTTTACGAGCCCTTTCGCCTGTTCAAAAGTGAGATAGCCGACATGATCTTTACGCTCCGATCCCTTGGACACCTCGAACCGCGGAGTCACCGGAAAAGGATGATCCTCAACAATACCGACCGACCATCCAGCATCCAAGAACTTTTGCATCTCGCATCGCTTCCACTTTTCGCAAGGTGGGCAATTCTTGGAGACGAATACCAATATCTCGATCCTCAATGGCTTGTCGCTTGGGCTTGGTATTGGCTTGGGATCGTCAACCGGAACTGGTTGAACCGTTAGAGATTCTCGAACAGTTGCGACCTGTCCAACAAGGTCACTCGATGAAATATCGCACTGAGTTGGATCAGGCTTTGGACTCGATCCAAAAAACCAACTAAACAAGCAAAGACCAATCACGGCAAGCATTCCTTTTTCTCCGTTGCTGAGGTTCATCCAAGTGGCCTCAATTGCATCCAAGATATCTTACGTGGCCCTGGCGTTGAAAGATCCGACACGCCCACAATCGATGTCCATTGATGCTTGCAAAGAGCATCGATAACGCTCGGGGCAATTTCAGTCCAAGAATCGTTGTGCGAGTTTAACCGCCAAATGTAATTGCGTCCTTTAGAGTCTTTGCGTTTGCTGTAGCCGAGCCATGCCGTAGCATGCCCGCCACCGCGACCAAGACTGACCGACTCAAGAACGCCGTTGCGAGCGTAAAACGAATCGTTCCAAACCGTCCCAGTGTGGACAGCACCTACACCGCTTGCAAGGTATCGGAAGATGGCATCATACGAATCAAGCCAAGTATGCGAGCCTATCCGATACGGGAAAGCTTTCATTCGCATGTCGTCGGTAATCAGCGTCCGAGCGTTATTCGGATAAGGCGTTGAGTATGGCAGGTCTTTTTCTGGCAACATGCCGATTGTCGTTGCAACCTTAAGCCCGCCTTCGATGGTAGATCCAGCATCTCGACCCAATAGACCTTGGCTCTGTCTCTGTGACTCCAAGTAAGCAAACAACTGCGACAACTGACGCTCGACGCTAAACGAGCCATGCACCAACGCCCAAACATACTCGCAAGCATTGGTAAGCGAAAAGCCTTGGCATGATCCCATATTGCCTTGCTTATCGTGCCGCATCAATTTCCGAGGATCGACTTCCTCGGGAGCCGCGAAGTCTCGCATCGTGAAAGCGATCTCGGTCGATGTCGCTCGGATCGCGTCTCTATTTTCAATGGTTGGATCGTAGCCGGTGAATTCTAGATCACTCACTACCAAGCCCCCGCTATTTCACGATTGATCTTGGCGATCTCAGACTCCTTACCGGCGAACGATGCAGGCAAATCTAGTTTGTCGATGGCCTCATAAACTTTGTTCAATGCGTCTTTTTGCTTAGCACCTGCATTATCCGCGATAAATTTCGTCCAGGCTTCCTGGTCCTTGATTTCGCCTGCTTCGATCTTCGATGCCGCCTCTAAGAAAGCCTGCTTGTAGGCTGATCGGATGGATGGTAGCGTTTGGCGAACTACGGCCGTAAGTTCTTTGGGCTTAGAATCGCTCGGCGGTTGCTGATTCCGCAACATGGCAAAGACCGCCAACGCTGCGACGATCCACGGCACCCAATTTTCTTTTTTCGATTCGTCAGCCATCATCCATCCTTGTGTTGTGCCCGTCTCGCTCCGACTAACCCGCTTGCAAGGATTAGAGGTTAGTAGGTAGTCGTTGCGATCTGGGCTTAGTCGTTATCGTCGTCGCTGACAGTGGAATCGAACGGCTCACCTACGGCAACATCCTCCGAAGGATTCTCGACCTTCTGCGATTGCCACCAAAGCCAAAGCTTCAACGCGATCTGGATGAGCAAAAATAGCGTTGCCGGATCGATGCCAACCAACTCAGGATGCGAGCCAAAGAGGAGCTTGCCTGATTCTTCGTCGCCGTCGATGGTTTTTGCAACTAGGTCAGCAACCGTTGGATCTGATCGGCGAGCGATCCAAATTTCACGAGCCGCTCGACGAGCCTTTAGCCTGTCAGCAAATTTTACGCGCTTCACTTGGTCACCTCTGGCTTTGGATCCACTGGCCGGATAGATTCACCGACAATCCAAGCACCGATGGTGTAAACCAAAACCTGTATTTGATCCTCAGTCAAGGGAACCTTGTCCTTGAGGACGACAACGGCAATGGCCGCAGCCGCGACCCAAAAGCGTTTAGACTTAAAAAGACTTTCCATGTTTTCGACTCCTTTCCCAGATTTTAGGCTTGACCGTCGCAAATTGCAAGCAACGGGTCTAACTTCCCGTTTCCGTGACCAGAATTTCCGTCCCTGGCTGATCGTCTGGCCCGATGTACCGCTTTTCGGCCAGCAAAAGATAGACCTGTCCATCGTCGATGTAGGCCACGCCGTTGAGGGCATCG